GCTCCATCTTTGGAAACAGGTATTTGCTAACTGAATCCACAGAATACTTAGCCACGTCAATGGTGTTATTAATAGCCATCTTGGCAAATTGTGTTTGTGCATCAATATATGCGTGTGCCGCTTTGTTTAGGGCAGGGTCTTTGAAAATCTGATCAGCAACAATCTTTTTAGTGTTCTGAAAAGATTCGATGTAAAAAACTGGTGAAAACATAACTCCTCCTTGTGTGTTTGTGTATGTATTATTATATATCCCTGTAGGATATAAATCAAGACTAAACATGATTAAAATCTCCGATCCTGTTCGATGAGTTCTATCATTTTCTGGCATTCGTCCCAGTCTGCATATCTTTTGACTATGCGACTCTGATAAGGCGTGATACTTTTTAGTATGATATCATCCTCGTCAAATTGTGCGATCGTAGTGATATAACCCCACTGATTTCGCCAAGGGCCCCATTGATGATATGGAACTTCTTCGAATTCAAACATCTCAGTCCTTGAGCATTATCTGTCGGGCCAGGTCGTGTCTGCCCATACGACTAAAGTATGTAGCGGCCCTAGCGCGAGCGATGCCGTCGGATAAATCAACTAGATAATTCCAAATCTTTTTCATAGACAACTCCTTTGTTGGTTTTGGTCAAACTGACGCTGTAGATGCTCTAGCTGAGCAGGGTTATCTATATGGAATTGGCTTAGATATACTTCTAAGCGGGTTTGATAATTTTGTTGCGGGAACATCTCAGCTAGTCGTTCTAGCAAAGATGCCATTTTTTGAGTCATTACGGTCATAACTGTTTCCTCTGTTTGTGTGTATGAAACTCATGGTTTCTACTAGTATTTATACCGACCGTTGTGCGACCGCACATTTTTATCGCTTGATTTTTTGTGATATTTCTGTTAAAATTAAAAACGATTTGGATTAAATAACTAATAACCAGTGAGAAATCATGAAATTAAAAACACGTTCAATTCTACAAGAGCTCAATGAAGTAGCAGCCGTTAGAAATACTGATGCTATGTTTGAAAGCAGAGCTACCAATATAATCAATGGTGCTATTAATTTGATTGAATCACTGCACAAGCACTACAGCCCAGACGAGGCTGATGAATTAGAGCGCAGATTGTTAAATGCTATTAAAGGACAAGATACTGCAAAATTCACCCGCGGTATTAGAAAGATAGCAGAATCCAGAAAAACCAAAAGAAAATTAGAAGAATCTAAAGATGACGAATAAACTATTCGAAGGCGGCAACGTTTTTAAAGACGAGGCCGGATCAGTTCTTACTGTTAGGATCAACAGATCAGATGTTATGCCAACAATACAGTGGCTAGAAACAATCACGGGTCTAGAACTAACAGATAACATGCTAGGTACTACAGGTAAAAAAGAAACGTCTGGCGACTTAGATATTGCCGTAGATGCTAATCAAGTTGATAAAAATGAATTTGCTAACAAACTAGCGGAGTATATAAAGAAGCAAGGTGGTGATCCTAAACAATGGATCAAGAAAAGCGGCATTTCTGTGCATTTCAAAACTCCTATCAAAGGAGATGAAAAGAATGGTTATGTTCAAGCAGATTTTATGTTTGGCGAGCCGCAATGGATGAAATGGTCTATGACAGGTGGCCGAGAAGGATCAGAGCTCAAGGGCGCACATCGACATGTCATTATGGCTTCTATCGCCAAGACCAAAGGTATGAAGTGGAGTTTTCAAAATGGCCTTATTAACAGGGACAATAATGAAGTTATTACTAGGGATCCTAACGAGATCGCTAAGAAACTTCTTGGGCAGACTGCTACTGCTAAAAATTTGGCAGATCCTGAAGCGATCATTGACTACATCATCAAACTCCCAAACTACGAAGAACTAGTAGCAGATGCCAGAGAAACATTAGGCCGAGAAGGAGTTGAATTACCTAGAGCCGGCAAAGTCGAAAGCTATACTCCAGGAACAAATGCTTGGTTCCGTAAAATGATCGAAGTGGTAAAATGAGAGCATTCGAATTCCTTAAACAATTAACAGAAGCTAAGGTTGGCCGTGATCTACAACACGCCGAAGATCTCGTTATAGTCGATGGATCTCAAGGTGCTATGGAAGCCTTAGACGAAATAGCCAAGTTGGCTAAAAGTGTCGAGGATGTTACTGTCAAATGGGACGGATCACCTGCGATCTATTTTGGTCGTAATGAAAGTGGCGAATTTGTATTAACTGACACAGCAGGATTCGCAGCCAAAGGATACGACGGTAAGGTAACATCTGCAGATAACTTAGAAAAGATGTTGTTAAGTCGGGGCAAAGAAGTTACACCTGAAAGACAGAAATTTGCTGCCGGTATGGGCAGTCTTTGGCCAAAGTTTGAAGCCATGGTCGATCCTAGTTTTAGAGGCTATATCAAGGGTGACCTATTATATTATAATCGTCCTCCGCAAGATAAGGATGGTGACTTTGTCTTTACACCCAATACAGTTACCTATAATATTCCTGCAGAATCAAATATCGGTCGCAGAATCGCCAATTCATCTGCAGGAGTAGTCATACATTCTTACACAGATCTACAAGGCAACACACAACCAGTTAAAGGTGGTATTAAAGGAATTAAACTAGAAGGCCCTGTCATGGTTCAAGGACCTGTTACAGTTAATCATATTCCTAATATCGATCAGGCTAGGATTGATAAAGTCAAACAGTATGTGTCGCAGCATGCCAATGAGATCGATTCTTTATTAGATGATACTAAATTAGCCGCAGACAAGATGAGTGATTTCAAAAATGTTCTTTATACATTTGTAAATCAAAGTGTCGATACCGGAGATCTTAAAAACCTTAATAAGCGTTTCGAACAATGGTTATCTAGCAGTAAAGTATCTGGTCCTAAACAGCAAAAAGTTTTGGCCTACAGACAGAGCCATGCTCGTGCATTCGAAGCAGTGTTTAATACTCTTGAACAAATCATGCAGATCAAAGATGATGTTGTAGATCAACTAGATCAAGCAGCAGAAGTTAAAGCCAGCATAGCAGGTAAGCGTGGCGGTGAAGGATACGTCATAGGCAAAAGCAAGGTAAAACTAGTGCCTAGATTACATTTCACAGCAGCAAATCGAGCCAAAACTCGCTGATCTCGCACATTTTTTCCAAACCGATATAAATACTATGCCGGTCCCGGAGCGGGATCATTGATTAAGGAGAAAATATCATGGCAGCAGTCACAAGAGTAAATCCCACAGCAGTAGCTCGTGGTACAATTCAATATTTAAATCATCAAACCGTTTATAAAGTAGTCCTAAGTGGTTCTGGTCTAGCAGTAGCAGCAACTGATGCAGCAGCAGCGAAAATTTCCGATGCAATCGGTTCTTTCTGCTCTATCATCCAGTTCAAGAGCACAGGTAACGAAATTTATATGGTTGCAGATCGTCATTCAACTGACATCAATGCAGTTGCAGGTTTGATCGCTAAAGTCCTAGACACAGGAACAACTAAATCAGTAACTGGTGGAGTTGCTACATTAAGCGACGATGCAACTGTTACAGTAACAGAGCCAACAGACCTAGAAGGTATGTAATCAGAAATTTCCTAGGGATGGGAAGTAGGGGCGGATTTATTCCGCCCTTTTTTTATCTGTGTAAATAACAGCACTTATGGCACGATACAGAATTATTACACTGGTTGATATCACTAAATCAAATCCTAGTAGAACAGATCCAGATAGGATAAGACAAGGTCAGCAATCAAACTTCAATACCTTACTACAAACAGTAACATTGCGAGCTAATGCCGAGAGTTCTATCGATCCTAAATCATCGAACAGCACTTTACCATTCAACATTGGTGGTAAAGCCAAACACTGGATATGGGAATTTGAAACTGACAGGGAAGCGGTTTTTCAAAAAGGTGATGATCCAGTTGGTCTTTTACTAGAAGATATACACGGTGTTCCAGTTATACCGGATTTAACCAATATCGCTGTGATCGAACCATCAGTGTTCCAAACCTCTGGAGATAACCAGAACATTTGGATAAATTTGATATAAATAAAAAGTAAAGGCACATTTAGGCGTTTCTAACTTAGGCACATGGCTCGGAGCGAGCACCTGACTTAATATAAAAGGAATTTAGCCAAAATGGCCACGACCGCAGAACGACTGGGTGTAGTAGAGACTAAAGTCGCTAACCTAGATGAAAAATTAGATGATTTAAAAGTAGATGTAAAAGAGATGCACGATTGCCTTGATCGTACAGGAGAGTCACTCTCTAAAACGTTGGCAGAGATGCGAACAGAAGCCACTAATCAACACAACGAACTAGCCTGTAAGATTAGAGACTTAGAAAAACATAAACAAAAACTAATGACCTACGGCATGATCGGTCTAGCATTTGTAGCCGGATTAGGATGGACAGGTCAGTTAAGTATTCAAACTATTTTCAAGTTCTTTGGACTGTAAAATATACATAGTTAAATAAAGGACCCCAGCGGTCCTTTTTTAATGACAGATCTACAAAGAAAATTAGATTCCGTAATTTCCAATGTACAAAGGAAATTAGCCAAAGACAATCAACTAATTCCAGTTAAGATTGCTAATGGAGTGCGAGTAGGAAATGTAGATATTATCAACGACGGACACTTAAAAAACCTGTATCAAAGAAACGAGCTTAGATATAGGGGAATCTCGTTAAACAAAGTAGCAGTCAAAATGGCCAACTTAATGGCCATAAGTTATTTTCAAAATCAAACACAGATAGATGAATTATACAGGGCAGATCAGCAGTTCGGACAAGCGTTAGAAGATTACCAGATTTTTAGAGCTAAGTATCAACAAGCTGCTGATTCCGCCCGTGCAGATATAATGCTAGCCAGGCTCTGCTACAGCAAGGACAAGGCCAACTACTATAAAAATCAAGCACTACGTTTGGCGCAATAAGTAATAAATATATGATAATCCTGGATGACTATTCATGAAAACAACGGACATTTTTAATACAAGAACATCACAAAAGCTCAACGAAACTCTAGAGAAAACATTCGGCCAAAAGCTGAATCTAGAAAATTTTAGTTTAGAGCAGCTACATGATGTGCGTAACAAGTTGCGTACTCATGTGCATCAATACAAGCAAAAATCTAATTTCAACGAAACCTTAGACAATGACGCATTTACCAAAGCACAATGGATGCTAGATACAGTAAATGCAGAAATTGCAGAACGCGAGGAATTTACTTCAGATCCGCATCAAGCAGAGATCGATGAAGGGTTTGGAACTTTAGAAGACGAAGTTAAAAAACTTCTAGACAGGTTTGAACAAAACGCTATGGAGATTGGCGCCTACGGTGACCCGGATATTGAAGGCATTGTATCATTGATAGCGCAGGGAGATTACGAAGGAGCTGCTGACGAAGTTTATGGTTCTTATGCTGACCAAGACGGTGGAGAAGTTCCTAGACTAGAACCATTAGTACAGGATTTGCAAGACGAATTTGAAGCACTTGGAGACATTGATCCAGATACAGATCCAGACGAAGGTGGAGAAACAGACGATAACTATGCCCTAGCATCTGCAGGGTTTGGTTCAGATGAAGATTACGAAAGCTTTCAACAAGAAAGCACACAAGGAGAAGACATGCGTAAAGTAACAGAAGGTGAGATCCAACAGGCCCAGTCGATCGTAACCGCAAAAACAATGGTAGATAGAGTGGGTCGCTGGATTGAAGAACTTTCTGGCATGGAAAATGATACACTATTAACCTTGGGCGATCAGATCCGTGACGAAATGGGTCAAGAGCAGGCCAAAGCATTTTTAACATCAGTTGCTCCTGCTATCCAAGCAGCTCTAGAAAATCTTAAAACAACTAGAGAAACCCTAGCTACTGGAGTTCGCACACTAACTGGAGAACAGCAACCAGCAGAACTTATCGGTGCTGAACCAGAAGGTGGAGAAACAGATATGGCTGAACCAGCAGCGCCTGATGCTATGAACGCAGAGCCAGAAACAGAACCAGATCTAGGTGATGAATTTGCAGCCAGTGAGCCAGCAGCCGGTGGTGCTGAAGAAGCAGGTCGTGCTAAAAGAGAAAGCATTGATCGTTCTAACAAACTATTAAAGGTTTTAGCTGGATGAGATCCGAAAACTTTCTTTCCGAATCATCGGAAAGATACTACGAAGTAGCTGCACAAAAGAAGTATATCCAAGAAGAGATTCGTCGATTAGAAGAAGAAGCTCGGCAGCTTGACGAAATACTTCCTGCTCTAGCGGCAGGAGCCGGCATGTTGGCTCGTGGAGCAGTCGCAGCCGGCGGCGCAGCTCTAAGAGGTCTCGGAACAGCAGCTTCGGCTGTTGGTAGAGGAGCATTAGCTGGAGTAAAGGCAGCAGGTCGTGGTATAGCAAAAGCAGCACCTGTTGTAGGTAGAGGTATAGCCAGAGGAGCGCAGGCTGCTGCTAGGGGTGCTGGAAATCTAGCCGGTCAAACTGTTAGAGGATTTAATTCAGCAATGGCTGGAGCTGGTACTAATCAAGGCGGCGGCAATCAACAGCAACAGCAACAACCGACTCCCCAAGAAATACAAGCACAAAAACAAGAAATACAAGCCAGAAGAAAAGATATTCAAGATCAGATCAAAGCTCTTCAGCAAGAACTTCAGGCACTACAACAAGCAGGTATATAATGAGATTTTTTGAATTTGAAGGATCGAACGATTTAGTATTGATATTAAAAAATATCATCGGTCGCGCCGGCAGTAAAAATCAACCTGCTAGATTGAATTGGGAAGCTGTCAATTCAATACTAAAAAGGATGGGCCAAGAACAGTTAGATTACGATGCTTTTAAAAGTATCTATGACACTAGTCCTGTTCTACAAAATCTCGTCCATGACTTCAACGCAGATGGCATATCACTAAATGTTCCTGGATCTAAAGATCAAAAGATGGGTCAAGAAACCAATCCCGAAGATTCAGAAGAAAAAGTAGCCAAAATCGCAGCAGCCAACGCTGAAAAACAATTAAAAGCTCAGGCTTGACATTAACAGTTTAGTACTGTAATATATACAGTATGACTGAACTATCACAACTACAACCACCCGCATTTATTGAAAGATTTCAATATAAGAACTGCCAACAGATCAATGATCCTGTTACACGCAAACGGGTCTATCTAACTCCAGACGGAGAAAGTCTTCCATCAGTAACTACCATTCTGTCAGCTACCAAAGACATGACAGCACTAAATGAATGGAAGAAACGTGTGGGCGAACAGAAAGCCAAAGAAATCACTACAGAAGCTGCCGGTGTAGGAACCGCCATGCATGCCAATCTAGAACGTTTCATCGCAGGCCTACAAAGACAGCCCGGAAATGCACCAGTACATGTGCAGGCTAATAAAATGGCAGACGTGATCATCGATCAAGGATTACGCCACGTCAATGAAGTATGGGCTATGGAACAGAGCTTATACTTTCCAGGACTGTATTCGGGTACTACAGACTTAGTGGCTGTGTATAAGGATAATCCTTCAGTTTGCGACTATAAACAAACGAACAAGCCCAAGAAAGAAGAATGGGTTGAAGATTATAAAATTCAGCTAATCGCTTATATATTAGCACATAATGAAGTTTATAAAACTGACATTCGAGAAGGGCATGTGTTTATGTGTTCTAGAGCATTTGAATATCAACAGTTTGATCTATGGCCGCAAGACTTCAACAAATACCAGGATCTGTGGCTCAACAAAGTAGAGGAATACTACAACAGCTTAAGATAAATACCCTATAACAGGGAATTTATTATGGCCGTTGTTCAGATATCGAAAATACAAGTCCGTAGAGGACGCAAAAACTCAGAATCCGGAGTACCACAACTTTCCAGCGGAGAAATGGCATGGACAGTTGATAGTCAAGAGCTATTCATTGGTAATGGATCTGTAGCAGAAGGTGCTCCTTATGTGGGAAATTCTAAAGTTCTCACAGAGCACGACAATCTTCTTGATCTAATCGAATCATACAGATACGCTCGCCCCGACCCCGGAATTACTACCAGCGTATTTAGAACACTACAGAATAAATTAGACGACTATGTTAATGTCAAAGATTTTGGAGCAGTAGGTGACGGAGTAGTCGATGACACAGCAGCTTTTCAAGCGGCATTTAATGCATTGTTTAGAAATGCCAATGTAGAATACCGAAAGCGTTTATTTCTCCCAACTGGTCACTATAAAATCGCAGGAACATTAAGGATTCCATCATTCACTCTTATAGATGGTGAATCACAAGTTGGTTGTATTTTGAATTGTACAACTGCAACAATTGAAACTATCAGCACAGCCGGTACATTAAAAGAAGCTATGGAATCAACTGATAGATCACAATCTATCGTTGTTACTAATACAACTTTTAGATTTACCACAGGGCATTTTGATCTAACTGGTCTCAAAGACTCTACATTTAGAAATTGTTCTTTCCAAGGACCTTATCAGAATCTTACACAAGTAGCACAAGCAACTGCGGAAGATCCTCTGGTTCTATTATCCAATGGCATAAAAGTTGGTATCAGAGTTGATAACATCACATTTGATTCTTGTAATTTCGAAGGTTCGTATCTAGGTGTAGGATTTTCACAGACTAATCCGTTTGAATCAAATATTAAATTTGTTGATTGCAAATTTATTAGACTCAACAAAGGAATCGAAATCACAGGCGGTGATCAAGGACAGAAAAACAATTGGTATGTCTATGATACAGATTTTGAAGAAATCGCTACCACGGCCTTTAGATCCGAATATGGTGTAGGTACAAAGATCATTCGCAGTAGATTTATAAACTGCGGTAATGATATCAACCAAGCTGATAATCCAGAAACACCCATAATCATCTTTGATGAGCAAGGTAATAACATCACCGACCAATGTACCTTTAATCGTCATCAGGCAGCTTATAATGAAGTCATTATCAATGATGAAAGGTTCGCACACCCTGAAGTTTTAAATTCTGCTAAATCTATGTTAGCAGATCAGATCAACAAAGATCTTTATCAATCAACCACATTCACTCCTCTGGCAATGTTCTCCACTTTAAATAAAAAGACAGTGATAGATTATATCGTTAGTTTTGCATCTGGCAGTGCTAGATCTGGAACGATAACTATTACCGTTGGAGATACATTGTCTAATCCTATTATTACTGATTCGTACTCTAGCACCTGTGGCGACACTCAAGCTGAACTTCTTGAATTTAGTATTACCTTAGTTGATAGAAGCGATTCCACAACAGGATCAGAAACTATGGTTTTAAATTACAAAAACCCCGCCGCCGGCGTAACTCCAGATAAAATGTTCTACTTTGTAAGTTACGGTGTTTGATAGCTACGATACAACAAGACTTCAACAGTGGAAAGAATTTAGGAATAGTTTAGAAAATTCTTCCACTGCCTTTCAAGATGTTGCTCACTTTTGGAGTCGAGCTCCATTCGTCAATAATTATTTAGATCCATTCGATTCAAAATCCTGGCCTGACCCTTGGGAATTGGTACTCAATGACCGATTCGACAATCTAGGAATTGCACTAGGTATGTGTTATACTTTGCAATTAACTGATCGGTTTAAGGGAAACAAATTTGAGATACATATGTCTATGTCCCAGTCGAAGAAGGATTGGAGATATGTATTGATTGCAGATAACTTAGTAGCTTTGAATTGGGATTTTGGTTCTATATCTAAGGTTGAAGATCTTCCTAAGAATCTAACATTGATATGGGCCGGTCAGTAGAGAGGTAAATACTCTCTCAAAGTGATAATAAGAAAGATAGAGGCCTAGATGACGAATATTACAGTTATAAAGAGAAGCGGACAGAGAGAGCCACTAACAATTGAAAAGTGGCAGACACAGGTAGCAAAGGTATGTAAAGGAATCGCTGACGTCAGTCAGTCGATGATTGAAATTAAAGCACAGCCTCATTTTTATGATGGCATCACAACACAAGAGATTGACGAAATAACTCTGAGAGCTATAGTTGATCTTATTGACGTAGAACACAATCCCGATGTTGGACACACAAACTATCAATACGTAGCAGGCAAGCAGCGTCTTAGTATGTTACGCAAGGACGTATATGGAGATTATGAGCCTCCCCGCCTCTATGATATTGTAAAGAAAAATATCACAGTTGGACTTTATACTCCAGAACTTCTTGAATGGTATTCAGAAGATGACTGGAATAAGATGGACGAATTTATAGATCATGAAAAAGACGAAGATTATTCTTATGCAGCCATCGAACAACTGATTGAAAAATACCTAGTACGCAATCGAGCTACTAAAGAAATTTACGAAACACCACAAGTTCGATATATGGTTGCTGCCGCTACAGTATTCCATAAAGAAGAACCCAATAGTGCTCGTATGAAATATATCAAGGAATATTATAATGCTGCTAGTGATGGTCTTTTTACTCTTGCTACTCCTGTCCTTGCTGGGCTTGGCACTCCGACGAAACAATTTTCTTCTTGCGTTCTCATTAGGTCTGATGATGACCTGGATAGTATATTCGCTAGTGGCGAAATGATGGCCAAGTATGCCAGCAAACGTGCTGGTATCGGTTTGGAGATTGGCAGACTACGTCCATTAGGCTCTCCCATCAGAGGTGGAGAGATCATGCACACCGGCATGATACCTTTCTTGAAGAAGTGGTTCGGTGACCTACGTAGTTGCAGTCAGGGAGGTATTCGTAATGCTAGTGCCACTGTATTTTATCCTATTTGGCATCATCAGTTTGATGATCTTATCGTTCTTAAGAACAACCAAGGAACAGAAGAAACCAGAGTCCGTCATATGGATTATGGGGTTGTGCTTAGTGCTTTCTTCTGGAGAAGATTTAAAAACAAAGAAGACATAACTTTCTTTGACCCTAATGAAGTACCTGATTTATACGAAGCGTTTTACAATAACATAAAACTTTTTGAAGAGTTGTATGTAAAATACGAAAAACGTAAAGATCTACGTAAAAAGATTATGTCAGCAGAAGAAGTATTCAAATCGGGCATTCTGAAAGAACGCACAGACACAGGTAGAATCTATTTGGTGTTTATCGATAATGTTATGAACCAAGGACCGTTCGATCCTGAATATCATACCATCTATCAAAGTAATCTATGCTGCGAGATTCTGCTTCCCACTAAACCGTTCAAACGTCTGGACGACCCTGAGGGACGCATAGCGTTATGTACTCTCGGTTCCATTAATTGGGGGGCCTTCCGTAATCCGGAAGATATGAGACGTGCCTGCAGAATCTTACAGCGTAGTCTATGTAATATTCTGGATTATCAAGATTTCTTGAGTATCCAAAGCAAACTATCTAATGATGAAATACAACCACTAGGCATTGGCGTTACTAATCTTGCCTATTGGCATGCCAAGAAAGGACTTAGATACGGCGAAGCTGATGCTCTTAGTGAAGTAAAATCTTGGATGGAACATCAAGCATATTATCTCACAGAAGCCACGGTTGATTTAGCCAAAGAGCGCGGCCGTTGTAAAGATAGCGATAAAACATGGTATGGTCGAGGAGTGTTTCCTTGGGAGCGAAGAGCCGTTGGAGCCAATGATCTTACCAACTTTACACCAGAGCTAGATTGGGAACCACTTCGCGAGCAGATGAAACAGCACGGAGTTCGCAATGCTACGCTGATGGCCATAGCACCTGTAGAATCCAGTTCTGTTGTTATTAACTCAACTAACGGTATCGAAATGCCTATGAGCTTGATCACTGTTAAAGAATCAAAAGCAGGAGCATTCATTCAAGTCGCTCCAGATTATCAAAGATTAAAAAACAAATATCAATTAATGTGGGAACAGACAGATTGTGTTGGTTACATCAAAACTGCGTCGGTATTAGCTGCTTATGTAGATCAAAGTATTTCAACAAATACATTCTATAATCCAGCACATCACCCCGGTCGAAAAGTTCCTACTACATTAATCGCTAAAAATCTAATGCTGGCTCATTATTGGGGATTAAAGACATTCTATTACAGTTTGATTAACAAGCAAGGTTCTAAAGCAGATCAAGAAAATAAAACAGTTGAGCCACAGGTAAATGGTTATCATATTGAAGAATTCGAAGATGAAGACTGTGAGGCATGTAAGCTATGACTTTTAGTTTCATTCGAAATGTCTTATTAGAAGGCAAGCCGGTTAAGTTAGAAATACTAGACTTGCCCTATGATAAGAAGGATCTAGATCCTTCAATATCAGAAGATACTCTAAATTACCATTACGAAAAACTGGCCAAGACCTATGCTGAAAGATATAACAATAACGAAGGTGATCCGACGTTTAATGAAGCTGGCGTGTTCCTTCACAATATATTATTTCAACAATATCAAAGCCCGTTATCAAGTAACAAACCAAAGGGCAAAATATTAGAATTTATCGAACAGCATTTTAAATCTTTTGATCAGTTTAAAGAAGAATTTGCTAAAATAGCGATGGGCATCCAGGGCAGTGGTTGGGTTTATTTGGCAAGAGATGGTAAAATAAAGACTATTAAGAATCACGAAGTAAAAAAAGACATTGTATTGCTAATAGATTGGTGGGAACACGCCTGGGCATTGGACTATCAATCGGACAAGAAAAAATACTTAGAAAATCAATGGAAGATAATTAATTGGGACTACATTAATAATCGAGAGGCAACTATCTAATGGACGCATATGATTTACAGCAAGAAATTTTCAAAGCATGGCAATCAGTTTCTCACAATCCAAACGCTGCATCTATTAAGAAATCTTGGAACGAAACTAATGTTTATGTAAATGGAAAAGTAGTGACCGGAGTTAGAATCGAAGAAAACAAAATTATACTTGACACAAAATGAGCAAACAACAATATAACCTAAACACAAAGACAGACTACTTATCACGCAAGATGTTCTTAGACCCCGAAGGTCCTGTAACGATCCAGAGATTTGAAGAAGTTAAGTATCCTAAGATACAGAGCTTTGAAACTACAGCACGTGGATTTTTCTGGGTACCTGAAGAAATCAGTCTTGCCAAAGATGCCAATGATTTTAAGGATGCATCAGATGCTGTTAAACATATCTTCACTAGTAACCTGCTTAGGCAAACTGCTCTTGACAGTCTGCAGGGTCGCGGCCCAAGTCAAATCTTTACTCCGGTCGTAAGCCTACCAGAACTAGAAGCCTTAGTTTATAACTGGACGTTCTTTGAAACTAACATTCACAGTCGTAGTTATAGTCACATCATCCGTAACATCTACAACGTGCCTAAGGAAGTGTTTAATACTATACATGACACAGCAGAGATCGTTAATATGGCATCTAGTATCGGAGAATATTACGACAAACTGCACACTATTAACTGCCGTAAAGAACTAGGCGAAAAGATTGATGAAATGGAACATGTTAAAGCAATCTATCTAGCACTACATGCCAGCTACGGTCTAGAAGCATTCCGCTTTATGGTTTCATTTGCTACAAGTCTAGCCATGGTAGAGAACAAGATCTTTATCGGCAACGGCAACATTATTAGTTTGATTCTGCAAGACGAACTTCTGCACAAAGGCTGGACTGCTTATCTTATCAATCAAGCAGTTAAAGAAGATCCACGATTCGCACAAGCAGCCAAAGATTGCGAACAAGAAGTCATACAGATTTATAAAGATGTTATCGCTGAAGAAAAGGCATGGGCTGACTACTTGTTTAAGAAAGGTCCTGTTATTGGTCTTAATGCTAATATCTTAAAAGATTTTGTTGATTATACCGCAGCAGGAGCTCTAAAAGATGTTGGTATCAAATATTGGAACGTTGCTCCTAAGACTACTCCAATTCCGTGGTTTAACAAGCACAGCGATACCAGCAAGAAGCAGACAGCTCTGCAAGAAAATGAATCTACTAATTATGTGATCGGGGTCATGAGTGAAAACATTGACTACGATGCACTACCTTCGTTATAATAATAAAAAGGAAATAATATGAAATCAATTGTATGGAGCAAGTATAACTGCCCCTTCTGTGATCAGGCCAAGGCTCTGTTAAAACAGAAAGGTATCTCATTTGAAGAACGCAAGATCGGCGACGGATATACTAAAGAAGATCTATTAGAAGCAGTACCGGGAGCGAGAACCGTACCGCAGATTTTCTTAGATGATAAATTAATCGGCGGATTCACGGAGTTGAAAAAATATCTCGCTAATGAAAATAATTGATCAAAACACAGATTTTGTCAAATATGATTTTGGCAGCATCATCAAAGAAACAGACTGCATCGAAGCTAAGAAAATAATCAAACAGATCATAGACTCTGGAAATTATTTCGAAAACTCACCTAAGTTTCAAACCAAAGAAAATATCTTTAATCGCAAAGAAGACGTTTGGTTAAAATTTAGAATGAGCTTTATCTTTGCTGCCTTTATGTATCTAGGCAGAGAAGTAAAAATTTCCAATTTGCAAAGTTGGAGTTTTATTACGTCTCTAAATCATCCAGAAGACCGGGAAAATCTATGGCACAATCATCAATTTGAAAATGCCAAAACTGTTTCTGGAATATTTTATTTGCACATACCCGAAGATGTGGATAACTACGATACGTGCGGTACAGAATTTGCTCCTATGGGCATGGATGATCCGGAAAGAATATTCGTTAGACCAACACCTTATAGTTGGTTAGTTTATCCAGGAAAAATATGGCATCGTCCAGGAATCGTGCAGAGTTTTCAGGACAGATATGTGATCGCAGCAGACATGGAATTTAAGGACTAATATGTTAATAGATAAAGGTATTACAGCAGGAGAAGTTATCACTATAAAACTAACCAGCGGAGAAGAACTTATCGCTAAGTTAGACGAAGAAACAGCAACCCATTATAAATTATCAAGGCCCTTGGTTTTGAGCATGGGTCCTCAGGGAATTGGCATGGTTCCGTATCTTTTTACAGCTAGTCAGGATAAAGTTATTCCGTTGAATAAATCTACGGTAACTGTGTGCGTTCCTACTATGAAAGAAGCTGCCGACCAGTATATTCAAAGTACCACTGGTATTAAACTGGCTTAAATAGTGTAAAGGAGAAATAGATGGGTACCGTATATACTAACACACTTACTGGCAATACTAACGGATCGATCGTTACCGTAGATTATACTACAGATCTTCAAAGTATCAGCGCAGAATTAGCGTTTATTGACGGGAATATTACCACGTTAAACGGACATCTTTCAACGCTCAATACGAACCTGGGTACTCTCAATACTTCTCTAAATAATGCGATAGGAGCTGGGGGACAAGGCACACCAGGAACAGTAGCGAACTCTTCGGTACTGGCTAAAGATACGCTGACGGTTATCGCTGAGGCTTTATTACTCATGCAACAATCTCAGGCAGAGGTCACAGATTCTATAGGACAGATGACTTTTGCCATGTCTGGTCTATCTAGTGCTACACAAGAATCAGTAGCGGTACAACAGATGGCTTTGGCGGATCAGGTATCAACGAACGAATTTCAAAAAACAGCCACCAAAGACGCTTTGGCACGAAACGGAATAGATCCGCCGTCGCCGAGACCCATCACTGAAGTTATACAAGAAAAGATAGCCGAAGCTACTACTATTAACGCTACTACTGAAGCTACTACATTTGTCACCGACAAACTAAACAAAGGATTCGACTATGCCAGCAGTTCTGCGACCGGTTTCATAGCAAAATCATTAGAAGGTACATGGATTGCTAATAAGTGGGCTGCAATTAAAACCAGTCTAGCAACTGATCCTGAAAAAGTCGCACAGAAAACTTATAAAACGGGAGTTAGTACTGCTATGACTTCTATCAGACTTGGAACTAAAACTACTCCACCTACTCCACCAGTATAAGGATAAATCATGTCAGGAAAACCCCCATCGAGAATATTTCAAGATCAAGGAGACTTGGTCTTTGTTTCAACTAACAGAAATAATCCCAACAAGGTTCTTATCGACGGAACCGAAGTGGCCACACAAGGATCTATTACCGCATCTGGAGCAGCAGTAGTGACTTCTAGTAAAACAGTATTCATAGACGGAAAGGGAATCGCTAGAGAAAGTGATCTTCTCAATAACGGTGTTGCTATCCGCACCGGAGCTCAAACTGTCTGTGTAGGCGGATAATGAAAAAACTATTTTGGAACTGTCTTGGTTTCCTAAGTCTAGGACTTGCTTACATAGGAGTGGTAACTCCTGGATTTCCTTACAGCATCTGGGTGGTGTTTGCTGCCTACTGTTTTTCAAAAGGCAGCGAGCGTATGCATCGTTGGCTCTACAATCATAAACTGTTTGGACCTTTCTTAACTAATTGGGGACAGAAGCGAGTATTTCCAACTAAGATGAAATATTTTATGTTGGCAATGATGAGCAGCAGTTTAATCATTATGTATTTCACTGGAGTAAAACCAATTGGAATTATCAGTACTGCCTGCTTTATGGCCGTTGTAGCTGTATGGGCTTGGCGCTTTCCGGGAAGTGTAGAAGAATGGCAGAGAAGATTAGATAATGGAGAAAAAATCGGATGGCTAAAATAACCTTAGAAGAATTAGTTGATATTGCATTTGCCGCTGAAGAAGGAGATCCGATTGATTGGGGTCTTTTCGCACAAGGCAAAGAAGAAGCCATGAGAATGATCGGAACTACTATCTTAGATCAATTTGACAAAGAACAAATGACAGACGCGGATCGTTTAGTATTGCTAGCCACTATTACTAAACTAGTCACCGAGAACATGATTCTCAACACAAAAATTTTAACCCTTAAAAAACAAAAATGAAATGCGAACAGGGAGACCTTGCTAAAATCATAATGAGTATTCGTCCTAGTAACATCGGAAAACACGTTATCGTGGATGAATATATAGGCCATTTTAAACAAGGCGAAAGTTTTGATTTTAGAGGCGTCTCCTGCAAAGCTATTATCACCGATCACTATTGGTGGGTCTCCGCAGAATACGGATTGAAAAATATGCTAGGTGAAACTCCAAAAGTTTATTGCCCTGACACTTGGTTAGATCCGATTCGCCCAGAAAAACAAATCCAAAAAGAAAAAGAAAAGATTGACATCTTTGCTTAGAGATGTTTAAATAACTGTATTGTTGTAATTCCTTCAACGCAAAGGACTTCTGGACGCGGGTTCGATTCCCGCCCGGTCCACCATAAAGGAGATTAGCATGGATGATCTAACTAGCCTAGGAATAGGCGTAATAGTTGTTCTAGTAGTATTTGCTCTAGTCCTTTTATGATGGGCCGGACCTGGTTTCGACAGGGGTAGATAGTAGAGACGGCAACACGTCAGGCGATCGACGTAAATGAAGCAAAACTAGTAACTGCAAACGACAGTTCATACGCATTAGCCGCTTGATCGGCTCGCTGAGGTAGGAATACCGAGAAACAGAAAATTCCAAAACCCGCTTCGGCGGGTTTTTTATTTTGTAAATATCAAACACGCTTGAAAGGTTACAAAATGAAAAAAATCTTAATCATGGGATTGCCGGGGTCCGGAAAAACTTATTTCGCAGAAAAGTTAAAAAAGTTTCTCGAACAGAACTCTTTATTTTTTAAAGATTCAGAAACTATCACTAACAGTCGCGCCGAAGTAAAATGGATCAATGCCGACGAAGTTCGGAAAAAATACAACGATTGGGATTTTAGTCACGAAGGACGAATCCGTCAAAGTATCCGCATGAGAGAAATAGCAGATTCATTTTTCAATGATTTTGTTATAGCTGACTTTGTAGCACCTCTTCCCGAAATGCGTCATAATTTTAAGGCAGATTGGGTTATCTGGATGGATACTATAGATGCGGGAAGATACGAAGATACAAATAAAATGTTCGTCCCTCCAGATCTTTATGATTTTCGTATTCCTGAAAAGAATGCAGAAAAGTGGGCAGAGTTTGTTGGTCAGCACATTTTAGATGATCGCCGACGCCCGACATTCAATTGGCAGAAAGAAACAGTACAGATGCTAGGTCGTTGGCAACCTTGGCATGCAGGCCATAGAGCATTGTTTGAACGTGCTATCGCAAAAACAGGACAGGTTTGTATAATGATTCGAGACTGCCAAGGTTGGAATGGTTCGAATCCATTTGCAGCTGATCAAGTAAAATCTTTTATAAAAAGAGATCTAGATCCGTTATATCAAGGACAATACGAGATTGTATTAGTTCCGAACATAGTTAATATAACTTATGGACGCGATGTTGGATATAAAATCGAACAAGAAGTTTTCGACGAAGCCACTCATAACATCTCAGCTACAAAGATAAGAAAGGAAATGGGTCTTGGGTGATAAAAAGATTCGAAGTCTTATTAAAACAATAAGTTGGAGATTAACAGGATCGGGGGCAACTTTTCTTATCTCATACGTGGTATCGGGAAATTTAGGTGTTGCCGGTTCGATAGCAGTAATACAGTTAGTATCGAATACAATACTTTATTACTTTCATGAAAGAATTTGGAATTTAGTAAAGTGGGGTAGAAATGATAATATTCAGTCACGCTCGTAGTGGTTCGACTCAGTTTTTAAAAATATTAGAAAGATCATTGAGAAAAAATTTAGATAATACATCAGTGTTTTCTCTAGAAGAATTTTTCAATCCGTTAAGCTATGATACATTCGGAAATCTTCTAAGTGAAATGTATAAGGTCACCTGCTTAGATCAAAAAATATTTAAAGTTGAAACATATAGATTAAAGGCCACTGCTGATCAGATACCATTATTATTGCAATCGATAAATCATAAGGATATTCTTCGACATATATTGGTTAAAGAATACATAGAATTTAATTCTCCAGAACAGATGCATTTATTTCTAAAAAAAGAATTAAATTTTAGATTTAATTTTTATCAAGGCCTTGTTGATTTAAATTATATTCCATTAGTAAAACAGTTCATCGATCTTCCAATTTTTGACAAAACACCTAACACAGATTTTTTAAATTTTTATAAAGACTTTCAAGATCGTTTGACAAAATTTGAAAACATAGTATTCTATAGAAAAAATTTTTATGAAGCTATTTTAAGTAATCTTATCAAAATTTACTATTATGATATTCCAGGTATTGAAAAAAAGTTAGAAATAGAGATGAGTAATTATGCTCATAATTATGGAGACATGCGACCTTTAATTCCTCAGAAAAAAGTAATCGAAGACCAGATATTCGATATCACTATCGATTACTTTAGAAGTTTTTTAAATTTCTACCATAGACATAATTTTGATACAGTCGTTGCTTACGAAGAAATGTTTTCAGATGATCAGATTTGGATCAGTTATAAAGATAATAAAATTTTATTAGAAAGATATACTAATAGCAGCCAAGAAGAAGAAGTTCCAATGAATTACCAAGTTTCCAAAAGAGACTATTTTGATAATACAGAAAATTTGTTAGTAAAGATAAAAAAGTCTTTTGATTCAAAAGAATCAAGTGAAGTTATATCCGATTTAAAAATTTTCTTTTCATAAAAAAATTTACGAAATTTTAATGATTTTCACTATGGTTTTCACGGTGGTTTTGTCATATAATAATGATACATACAGTTACACATAGTAACTTATGTGATCGTAAATTAGTAAAGGAGAAACATTATGTGGTCTAAACCAGAAGCAGTTGAAATGCGTTACGGTTTTGAAGTCACTATGTATATCATGAATCGATAACATAGCGTTACTCTAAACACCAAAAACCCGCTTCAGAAGCGGGTTTTTCTTGACCTTTTGTGCAAAGATGCTATACTAACAAAATAGTAATTTTTTAGGAGTCCATGTTGAGTATGCACTTAGAAGGTCCGTGGCTATCAACCACAGGCAAGAAGAAAGGCAAACAGAAGTTTCGAAATGCTGAACAGGCTAGAAAAGCTCGTGAGCAGGCCGAAGCATGGCAGGAGCTTTTGAAACGTCACAACATCACACCTTCTAAAAAGAAAACCAAAACAGAATTTAAACCTTTACCATCATCTAAACCCTATATTAGGGAAACACCGCATATTGCAAGTCTGCCATTCACTGCAGGCCCATGCACTAAACCAGAACAAAAAGTTTATACCGGCAGTAAAATCAAAGGCATTGGCACCATGCATAAAAGTAATGCTGTGCCAATTTTTTCAGACGAAGAAGCGATTGAAATTTCTAGAATGAGGCGATGATGAATTTAGAATTAGTTAAACTTCGATTTTCAAAAAAACAACTAGATGCCCAGATGACTCTAGTAGAAGCCATAGAATTTTTGTGGAAAGATAATTTGATCAACGTAGGAGAAATGGCCGAACAGGCTGCTGTTCGAAAATCAAAAACGTTGAAACAAAATACTAGAGGAAAGAAAGGTAGTGATTTTACCGACCTCACTGAACACAAATACAGCACAGTAGCCTATGGTTCAAAAAACTGTGGTCGTGCTCAGATCAACGGAATAAAAAACAAAGTAAGCGACATTCGAGCAATGGTGTTTGAACCTGTTCGGTCTAAAAATTGGTATTTTAAGATACCTTTCGCAGTATATAAAGATGTGGCATCTTTAAAAGTTTATTTCAATCTTGATGGGACACCGAGAGATCCCGTAAGATGTGACAGCAAGATCAACCTTTGGGAATATCAATGTACCCAAAAAGAGTGGGCAAATTGATCAATATTCGTGCTTTTTTTACCGGTTGATGCTAAAATGCGATATATATTATACGTTTCGCAAAGAAACTAAGATAGTAGGTTGATGAAATGGAAACCATGGTAATCAATCCGCGAGTCTTGGCCTATGAGAAACCCGTGAGATTCGGGCGGTCAAGGCTCCAAAGGCACATGAGTTATGAGATCATGCGTCCAATGGAGACAACTA